CCGACGGGCGTCAGGGCCGTGATGGTCTGCAGGACCGTCTTGGCAGTAGCCGGTGCCGCGATGGTCTGCAGGATGCCGATCGGCTGGTACGCAGTTGCGCCCTGACCGGACAGGAAGCCGACCTCGAGGCCGTCCTGCATAGCATCAGCAAGAATAGCGGTGAAGTATCTGTCGACGAACGGCAGGGCCAGCTCCTGGATGGCCTTCGGGATAACCAGAAGCGCCCAGAGCTTGCCAAGCTCCATGTTGACGGACGTGATCGTCGCGGACAGGTCGTTGGATCTGTTCAGAGCAGAGGTGAGCTCGCCCCAGACAGCCGTCCCGGAATGGGAAGCGGTCACCCACGTTTTCACATTTGCGGGAGCAAAGTCGATGATGCTCAGGACATCGGACTTAGCTTTGATGCTGTCGAGGGTACGGTCGATGGTCTCACGCGGGATGATGTCGATCTGATCAGCGGTGATGGCCTGACGGATGTTGCCGGACTTCAGGGTCGAATAAAAGTTTTCTTCTGCCTTGGTCAGGGTATGCAGACCGAGGGAACGCATATACTCCGCATCGGCAGCGGCCTTGCGGGCCTCTTCCTGGATCTCACTGATCATAGCTTCGTGCTGATCAGCGGCCAGAAGCTCGAGGGCCTGAGTGATCGCCTGGTTCTTGTCTTCAGTATTCTCGAAGATCGCCTGGATCTTCTCATTCAGCTTATCGTTTTTCATGTTCGTATCTCCTTTAGAAAAATAAATTGAAGCCGGTCAGCTTCTGTTTAGGGTTGTCTTCGTCATCGGGTTCTTCAGGATCCTGCGGTTTTTCCGGATCGTCAGCCTGCTCCTGCCCGCCTCTGGCTACGAGTTCGTCGAGCTTTGCGTCCATGCTCTTAAGCTGCGCCATGATGTCCTCTTCGGTAACTTCGCCGGGATCGTCTTCCTGTTTAACCAGCGCCGCCATGATGGACTTAAACGCGGACTGCCTCAGGCCTTCTTCCGGCTTGCTCTGGATCTCGGTGGCAAAGCCATACTCAAGAGCCTGTTCCGGAAGGATCCAGGTCTCAGCGTCCATCAGCTTGTGAATCTCATCATCAAGCAGCGCAGAACTGTTCTTGTAGGCTTCCACGGATGCCTGGGCGATGATGTCGAGGTCGTCCGCCTGCTTCCGCATGTCTTCCGCGTTGCCGACCGCCATTGTCCACGGGTTGTGGATCATCAGCAGGGATGCATCATTCATGACGCGGCGCGTGCCAGCCATAAAGATGACCGAGGCGATAGAACATGCGAAACCGTCACAGATCGTGGTAACCTTCATGCCGCTGTTCTTGATCGTGTTGTAGATGGCGAGGCCCTCTTTGACGTCGCCGCCGTAGCTGTTGATATGCACGGTCAGGTTCTTAGCCTTGAGCCCCTGCAGAGCCCGCACGATTTCGGACGCGTTCCTGTTCGGATCTTTGTCGCCATGGTTCCACGGGTCGATGTCACCGAAGATGTAAAGTTCCGCGCTGTCATCCGGCGCGTCTGCTTTGAGTTCCCAGTACCTCATCATGCTTTGTCTCCTTTCTCCTGATTAGGTTCAGGCGATTTGCGGGATAAGGGGCCGCTCCCAGAATCAGACGCGTCTGCAGCGCCTCCCGCATCGGCGGCGGCGTAGTTCTTCGTCAGTGCTCTTGTAGTTGTAAAATCGGTATGCATTTCGGGGTAGCCGATCAGGTGGAAGATCTCATCCATTGTCCAGCCGTCCCCGCGCATCTTTGACAGCTTGTCGGCGCTGTCGATGATGTCGATATGCTTGAACCGTGCGAGGAAGACCATCACGCGCTCGTTGCGGTTCACATAGTCCTGCATGCCGACAAGAGAGCTTGTCAGCGCGTCGTTGATGGCTTCCGCAACCGGGCTGACCGCGTACGTGATCAGCTCGTTCGTGGCGTCGGACTTTTCCGTGATCGTGCCGAAATAGACTGCCGTCGGAATGTCGAACGCACGCGCACAGGCTTCTTCCGCCGCCTTGATCGCGCTGTCGATGGACGACACCGTAGCCGTCCCGGATGAGCCCGTCAGCAGGTCGACATTGACGCCGTCCGGAAGCAGGATTGTCTCGAGCTTGTCCGACACGAGCATGGCCTTGATCTTGTCCATGTATTCGCGGCCTGTCAGGACTTTACCCGTGCCGTCTGCCTGTTGCTCCACAAGCCGCACGGAAGCGCCGACCCTGACCGCCCACTTGGGCGTATAGGTCAGCTTGTAGACCGCGTTCGCCACAGATACCGCGTGGTCGTACAGTTCAGCAACCTTCTGGAAGTAGTGCATTCTGTCCGCACTCATCGGAAGGCGAATGTGGATGACCTGATCAGCGCGGAATCGCTTGTTGATCGGGTAGGTCTTTCCACCGGCAGTGACCACTACCTGCGAATACTCACGCGCCTTGATGACGTCGTCCGACTCTGTCCAGGTCTCAGCCAGGTAATACATATCCTTGATCGGAACGATCAGGGCCTGCTGGTTCAGCAGAAGCTCTAAGGTCACACGCGCCCAGAACTCCGTCCCGCGTTCGTTGTCGTTCGGGGAGATGTTGAGCCGGTAATAGTTGTGATCATACCGGGGGCCGTTCTGTCCCTGGATAACGATCTCAGACTTCGCGATCGCGTTTCCGATAATGCCGATACACTTATGGAGCGCGAACTTGCTCGCGTTGAGCTTTACGAGGTCTTCTTCCAGAATCTGCATGTAGCTGACCAGCTGCCCGTCCCTCTGGAATAGCCAATCAAAAAATCCCATTGCGTTTACCTCTTAGATGTAGAATGTCTGGACGTCCAGCGCGTCCTTACAGTACATAGCGACGTTGAAGGCCATGAACCCGTCCGTCTTGCGCAGCTTCGGCTCGATCTTACCGAACTGTTTATTGCCGAACTTATCCGTCAGCACCGCCACGTTGTTTGTGTACCACCTCATGATGGCTGACTGCCCGTAATTGATGCGGCCTTCAGCAAGGCACTGTTCGATGTATGGCGCGATAATTGCCGTAGCGGAACCGAGCCGCCGGATGAGCCGTATCGTGCCGTTCGGATCGTTGCGGTCTTCCACGGTCAGGCCGTTGTCGGTGAACGCCTTCTTGAACAGTGAATAGCGCCACGTGTCCAGAGCTATCTTTTGCACAATATATTTTGCGCAGAATTCTCTCAGCACGTAGCTGACAATCTGTTCCGGCGGGATCACCGGCGCGTCCACGACCTCAAAATCCTTGAACCCGTCCTGTCCGATGTTGCTGATCGGGAACTTGATGCTGTCGAAGAACGGCGACCGGCTGTTGATCCACGTGTGCTGTCTCCAGATGAATTCGTCGTCGTCGGTCTTCGTCAGGATCCCCGCTGAGGCGAAGTCCCTGATGTCCGCGTAGTCGATGCCGACCACCGCAAAGCCGCCTGTCGTATCCGGAACCGGGCGCGGGGTCTTGCGCTCAATGTCCGAATAGCAGCACCGCAGGATGTTTTCCCACGAGGTGACCGTCGCTTCTTCGCGCTGTGACGGAAGGTTCATGCGCTTGGTCAGGAACTCGGGGCGCTTCGATGGGAGCTTCTGCATCTCGAGGTATTCCATCTTGATCTCGTGCGCCAGGAGCGGCATATACTCCAGCGACGGGTTCGCCTTGTGCCATGCCTCTTGATCATCGACTTCCGTCTCTTTGTCTATCTTGCAGATGAACGGGAACCATTGCAGTTCGTTCTCGCCGGTCCGCAAGATGTCGCCGCAGAGCGACAACCCGTCATCCAGCGGCCCCTCACGGACGTACCCCTGTGTCGTGATCACGAATTCGCGCGGGTGCTGTATCTTGCCCTGCGCCGACTCGAACACGTTGATCAGCGTGTAGTTCTCGTAGGCGTGGAGCTCATTCATCACGAGGCATCCAATGCGCTTGCCGTCCTTGGTTCCTGCGCCGGAAGTGTTGTACTTCATTTCTGCGCCGGTCGACAGGTTCGTAATCAGCTCCCGCGTCCAATGGAACTTCCCCCGGAACTTCTGCCGGTGTTCTTCCAACATGTTCCAGCACACGTTGAACGTGTCCTTCGCTTGGTCTTCCGAATTCGCCACGATCGCCACGTGGTAGTTCTTGACTCCGTACAGAGGCGTCTGCAGGAAGTTAGCAAGCGGAACAATAAACCCGTCCTTGCCGTTGCCTCTGCCCATCATGATGAAGAACTTCCGAAACAGCGGGAAAGTCGTCGTGCTGTCCGTGTACATGAACACGAACGCATAGATGAAGCGCTGGAACGGGAAGAGCGGGTAGTAGTTGCTTTCACAGTATCTGATGCAGTTTTGAAAGGTTTCTTCGTCAAAAAAAACATCGTCCCGTTTGAGCAACGGCTTGACGATGTTCCTGATCAGGAGCTTGCGGTCTTTATTTATCCACGCTGGGTGGTCTTCGGCATACTGGATGTAGTCGTCGATTTCTTTACAGATAATCATTGTTGCCTGACAGCTTCACCGGCTCCTGCAGCTTCAGCGTCTGCAGGATCTTGAGCATCTCGATATGCTCTTTCCTGATCGCCTCGAGGCTCTCATTATCTTTGATGACCTCGAAGCCCTTCGTATTGAAGCTCGATACCTTAACTCCCCTTTTCTCTACATCCTTCTGCAGATCCTGCGATGCCTTCCAATGCCACATGTACCTTTCAACCAGATCGAGCGTGTAGGGCGTTTCCTTGCCCTGCTGCCGAAGCTGATCGATCAGCGACTGCCTGATATCATGTTCCGTCACTTCTACCACCTCTCATTGCTCTCGAATACGCTTACCCTTCTGAACGGCAGCCTGGAAGATATGAGCCGGTCATAGAGCCGGTCATTAGCCGCCTCCACGCTTGCCAGATTTTGAATGTCCCTGAGCCTCCCGCGCTTCAGGATGTTCTTTTTGCAGACCGCCGGGGGAGTATCCACCCACACGTAGACGACCGGCATGTCCCTGAAGGCTACCTCTTCGTCCTGCGTCGGATAGCAGGTGATATGCGCCACGTCATGCCCTGCCTCTACCAGATCCAGCGTCTTCCGGATCTGATCGGCCTTCTGCCAGCCGGGCACTGCGTCAAGATCCGTATAAGTTTCGAAGTGACGCGCCGCCCAGGTGCTCTTTCCCGCGCCGATCAGGCCGCAAATGATAGTAATTGTATGCATAATTCAGAAAATTCCCATGTACGGCGGTTTTTATCCTCAGATCTA